GGTGGCTGGCTGCCAAAATTTCTGTGTTTGCTAAACGCTGCACTCTGCGACGCAGCAGTCAGCTGCCCAAAAAAGGCGAACCCCAGCGCAGGTTACAGCAGCTAAACAGCAACAATGGCAATCTATTCTTCAACGAAGACAAAGATTGTGTCGTTCGAAAAATTAGTTCCAGTCTTCTTCAGATTGCGACCGTTTTCAACACGGCACACAGTTCGACGCAAGGTTATGCTATAGCTTGGCACGACGAAGATTTTCACAAGCCGCACAATATTGTTGTTTGTGAGCGCAAGCACCAACAAATGCTGCATGCCAACTTTGAAATGCCAGAAAGAACGGAATTTATTGCAACCGCCGCAGCGACCGAAAACTGTACCAGCGATGACGAAAGTGATGGCGGCAGGTGGTCGATTGAAAACAACGTTGGCACACCGACCACCTGCCTTTCTGAAGACAGCTTTGCAGATCGCCGATCCAAACCTGCGCAGGAAATGCTGGACTATGTTTTTGTGGATTTTGGCGACAACGTCAAATTTTCAGTGTGACGCGTAGAAGCGGACGGATCGATTCGGACTGCTCTCTATCGACACTACGTTGAACAACCGAGCAACGTGCAAAACAACATCCATTGAGCACTGGTCAACATAGATTGGCTGTAAGCATCTTCGAAAGCATAGGACATAAAGTAGATAAACAGCGTTACGTTGCAAAATGTGCAGAGAAACGTCTGTTTCAAGTAAATAATGTTTTCGGGGAAAATGCGCAGATACAGCCAGAACTGACTCGTAACAAGGCAGGTGATGCAAAAAGTTCGCCAAAACCAAAAGTTGTGCATTAGGATGCTGGGGACAGCATCAAACAGAACTTGAAGCACTGCTATAGCTGGAACCGCCAACGGACGCATAATAACGAGCGTAATTAGCGCCGAGCAAAAAACATTGTTGAGCAGGTTCGCCAAGAGGATAAATGAAAAATCTGGATGTTTCGCGTAGAAAAGCGACGTGCAGATGCGAGACGACATTTGTGCGTAGTGCACTGATCCGAAAAGTTCCCATTTTTTCGGTATGAATGTACGTTGCGGCTTTTGAAACCAATCGGCCGGAAAGGTGTTTGTCGGGAAATGGTCAATCCTGACAAAAGCCTCAGTATATTGTGTTTGCCACCAAGACAGATCGTTTTGTGTACCGTCATGATCATGAATGCTTTCCTCCTCGCTTTCAGCGCTTTCTGATTCTGAACTATCCGAAATTTCGCTATGTCGTTCATCGACCTGCTGTGCATCATCTTGCACGTCATTTTCGCTGTGAACGTGCACGCCGAAACCAGTGGGTTCGTGAATAGAACGGTCATTGCGAGGGTCGATGGTCCGATACGAAGACAGCATTTGGTTTTTGTTGGGTTTCAAAATCTTGTAGAGAATCAGCAACCCGATGCAGCTTAACAGTCCCCAAATTTCTTGATCAGAAGTCCACGTTCCCTGCGGGCTGTTCCGCAAAGAATCAGTCAAATTTTGCGACAATAAACTTTTTGGGTGTGGCAGCAGTGTCGACAATGCACCGAGTGCGTACAACAAGAAACCATGGGCAATAAAATAAAACCAATTGACACCGCGGAACAGAAGTCTGGTGGGCAAATGTCGTTTCGTCAGGCGATTTTCTGCTGTCTGTTTCACTTTTGGCACTGCCCACTTTAGGACAGCGTCAATCGAACGTGCCGCGCTGGTCGGCAGTGGAAGCGTGCTTGACCAAGCAAAACACGACTCTGTGAATTGTTCAAAGCGATGTTCTGTCCGACGTTCCTCAAAAAGAATCGGTTCATAAGCGAACATCAAAAATCGTGGCAAAAGATAATCCATCCACCAGCCGTGATAGACATTGTTTTCGAAACGATCTGGCAAATATACTGCGTTTCTTGCAGCTTCGGCCATTGCTTCAGCCAATGTCGCGAAATAAAAGTTGGATGCGGGGCTGCGACATGAATTTTGAATTTTTTGATCGTGCGGGTTTTATGTTTGTTTTCTTTCATCAACCAAAATGGTCTGCAAAGGCAACCCTTCTGCTTTGGCACGCTCCCTGACGACTGCCCACCGAACGCCGGCCAATGCATTTTGTTGGGAACACATTTGTGTCAGGCGCTTCTGCACATTTTGCATTTCGTCCACATTCTGGCCTTTTTTCCTATGAACAACAGACACGGTCTCAGGCTTGTCGTTCGAAGCCTTTTTGTGTTGCATTGTATGTCGCAACAATTTTCCCAGCCTGTAGACAGAAGAATACGGGCGACACACTCGAAACGACTCGTTTGCATCGAGCGAAATTGCCAGATTGTTTTGATAGAGACCGACGATGACAAGCAGGCAGAGCACTAGTGCATTCATGTGTATAATTGGGTATTGAGATTTGGTCAGACGACAGTGGTAGAAAGCACATGCCGTGCTGACATCGGAACAGACACCAGCCAGCTGAGCAGCAGTACGGCGCAATTGTCTTTTCAAATGGCGACATTCTTGCTCGTCGATGGCATCTTGATCGGCTTTGCTTTGCTGCAGAAGAGCATCGACCGCACTGGTAAACAATTCACACTGCTCTGACAAAGTTCGTCTGATATGAAAGTCTAAATAGCGCACAATCAGTGTTGTCGGGACACGGCGTTTCAGCAGTTCGCACATTGCGTCTTTCAAATATAAATGCCGGGTGCTGTTGGAGCCCATGCTGACCTGGCAAATTTGCGAAACGCACTGACGTACGCTTCTCAGCCAGTCTGGCTGCGCAATGTCTAGCGACGCAAGCTTGTCGCGCAGAAGCTTTGGCTGATCGATGATCGAGTGCAGAGAGGCGTGCATTATGGTAAGTGCACGTGTTACGTTTCCCTCGCACTCGGCAACAACTTTATCGATGTACGGCCTGGCCAACACAAAAAGCGATTCGTTGCAGAGTCGAGCCGGCAGTGCACGTACCAAAGCCGATTCTACAACGAGTCTGACTTCGGCGTCGCTTGGTCGAGGCACAGTGATACGATTGCAGCGCGATTGAATAGGCCCTATCACATGGTCTGGGCAGGTTGCAATCAGCACAAACCGAGCGAGTCCAGAATAGTCTTCCATGATGCGACGAAGTGCAGTCTGAGCGTCTGTCGACATTTTGTCTACGTCGTTGAAAACAAAAATCCGGAAAGAAGGATTGACATGCTCTTCGGCGTTGGCGTGCACTTTCTCGCTTTCTGTCGCGCTGTGACTTTTAGCAAAATGATTGAGACTGGGCGCGGCGCCCAGGGTTATCAAATCAAACTCATTGCTTTCAAACAGCTTTTTCAGTGTGTTTTGGACGATTTTTGTGTCGCAAAAGTTGACATCGTGCGGTGTCATTTCGATATGAACCGGGCTGTAGAGCACCTGCAGACCGTCTTTAGCTTTGTCGCAATGGATAGTGCGTGCCCGCGTCAACACAATGTTGACGGACACGTTGCGTTCGTCGCACCGTTGCTCTTCTTCGGTGAGAACGCGTTCGACGCCGTCTTTTACCACCACATTGATACGCCGCAATGCCTTGGCCAAAGTTGGCAAACAGTGCGAGCGCTTGTCACTAGTTTCCGTTGCACCGGTTTGTTCGCGCTGCGAAGGCAGCAGCTGATATATGTTGCGCAACTCGCTGCGACGTATTTTGTACAACTCTGCAATGAGACATGTGGCTCGAGTGCGTTTTCCACTGCCTTTGGGCCCGCTGATCATGATGTGCGGCAGCTGTTGTCGTGAACGGCTGTCGAAGACCATGCTTCTCAATTGTTCGTTGACACTATCGTGCATTAGACACTCGTCCAGCTGACGTGGCCGGAACCGATCACACCAAGTTGGCATCACGTCCACACGGACCTGATCGGCGATTGATTGGCCAGAACTCATCAATGGTTACTTCTGTTGGCGATCAAAGTGTTTTTTGCTTCGAGAAAAAAGTTTTTCTGGACAGACGCTCTGAATTATTCTACCTCCGATTCATTTGTTTGTTCTGCACTTTGTTCAGCGTTGCTCGGAGAGTCTGGGAAGAAATTCAGGCTTTCTGGCGCCAAGTCTTTTTCGGCCGCAGACGTTTGCTGTTCAGTTTGCTCTGTCACTGGGGGCGCGGCATGATCCAGCACGTAAGTTGCAGAATCATTTTTTTCCCACGGATGAACAACTGGTTCAAATGGCTCATCATCAGATTGATCTGGCATTGCCTGCGCGCTGGGTCCGACAGTCGCTTCTGTCTCGGTTGCTTGCCCGTTTTCTTCCTTCTCTTGCATATCTGGTGGTGCAGATTGTGTATTTTGATTAGTGACAGCCGACTCTGGGACAGCGTCATTGTTCGTTGTCGAATCGCGCAAAATGGTCAAGCGTGGCTTGCGACGAGCATCTTCTGTAGCGCTCTGGGCAGTTTGTGCCACAGCAGGCATGCTGACATCGTCGACAATTTCAACCGCAGAAAATGTAGCCGCGGTAACGCTGCGCAAAAGTTCGTCGGCCACTGATTTCTCGATAGCTTCGTAGTCGGGTCCGCTATCAAATTCTGTCAGATGGCTTGCTTGCTGACTCAACAATTGGCCCTGCACATTCCCAGAATCCAAATTTTCATCATTGTATGATCCGTCATTGTTTTCAGTCGATGTTTGGTTGTTTTCCGGACTGTCTGCCGGAACTTCCTTTTGCTGCGTTTCGTCCGCCAAGATACCAGCCTGTGTAATGACGCTGGCCAGAGTGTTGTTGTCTCGTTCCAGTTGTGAACGCTCATGCATCAGCCGATCGCACATGCCCTGCAATTTTTCAATTTCTGCCAGCTGCGTCGCCTGATCGGTAGTCGCCGCCGCTATGTCAGCTTCAATCTGAGCGACACGTTCCTGCAGTTGCTGGCGCGACTCTTCCAATGCTTGTTTTTCTCTGAGCGCCTGTTGGGCTCGCTCTCTCTGCTCCGCCAATTCTGCAGCCTGTACTGTGTTGATTTCGGCGCCGACGTCTGCTTCTGCAATGTCCGACGAGCCGGATGTGCTTTGGTCAGCCCACGGTATGGGTGGTGCAGCGGCATCGACGCCAACAGTGCCGCCACTATTGCCAACAATTGTGCTTTTGGCTGGATTCGCTTGCTGTTGTGGACGATGAGCAAAAAATATAAACGCAACGCCGATGGCAATTAGGACAACGATCACAGTCAGTATCGGCCAAAAATTTCTCTTCAAAAAAGCCACAGAATAGTCCATAATTCCGCGTGGACCGCCTTCAATTTTGGTCGCAGAACCCACACTTGTTGCTGTTTTCGTCTCTGTCGCTACCGGCTGCGCCGGTACTTTTACCATCGGCTGAGCAGGTGCGGCGGACGTGCGCTGAGCGGTCAGCTTCGGCGCTTCTGTTTCGTTCACTTGAGCAGCTGCTGCTCGACGCGCAGGCGGAGGTTTCGAAGCCGGCAGCACAGGTTTGACTGCTGGTTGCACGTCTGCCAACGCCATCCGCCTTGCTGGCTCATTAGGTACCTCTGTCTCTTCTTCACTGTCCGACTCGGTGTCATAATAATCTTCACTGTCGCTTACATAGCTTTCGTAGTCGTCCACTTCATCGTTTCGATTTTCTCGGCCGTCGCCTACCCCCGATGCGGCAGTGTCACCGCGAAATTGAGTCTGCCGGGCGCTACGCTGCGTAGCGGGACCAACTACCAAAGACTGAAACGGATTGAACGCGCCTTTTGATGCCAGTTGATTTGTACGATCTTGCATTGGATCGTGAAAATTGAGACGCTGATTTGTCGGCGGCATTGATGGCAAATGCTGTGGCAGAGGCGGCGGGTAGCTTTCCGCCACAAAATCGTTTAAGTGTTGTTGACGCGTGTATTCTGACATTTAGTTTTGCAAAGCTGTCGTGTCACTTCAAAATAGAGTTGCTTTGTGGCCGATCAACAATTTCTTTTTTGAAAGCGCACTTGTGTGAAGATTTCAATATTATTTTAAATTTGTTAACACAGCTGGTGCAATCTTTTGGGCGATTGCAGCACATCGATACATCTTGCTACCACTGCCGCACTGTTTTGAGCATTTTACAGACCGTCAGACTGTGTAAAAAAACGATCCTGTTCGACCGGCTTATTTGTCGCAGTAAAGCGGTCTGTTTGAATTTTTTCAGCCGCACGCCAGTACAGAACAAAAAGTGTTGGAACGTGTTTTTACGATAAACAAGTGACAGTTGAAGACAATGGATAACAACAACGAACTCGACAATTATTTGGCCACTGAGTTTCCGGACGATAGGCAGACGGACCAGCAAAAGCGTGTTCTGAGCAACTATCTGAAAGAGATTTTCCCCGATGCAACCACTCCGCAGCTGATGAAAGAGCGGATCGACGAAGTTGACCGTCGTGTCAAGGCTTTTTACTTGCTGACGGCGCAGCGTGCAGCTGTGCAGGAAAATACAACTTTGAAAAGAGTAGAAGGTCTGTCCAAAGAAGCATTCGCCGCCGACAGCGAGAATCGCAATGCACTGGGGCAAGTGCAGAGTGCGGTTGGATCGGCCGGTTGGCCGCACACGGCGTCGCCAAGCGGCAGTGGACCAAAGTTTGTGTTTGACACGCCTCTGCTGCGCAAAGTGTACAATGACAACGTGCGTGAAAAAGTAAAAGTTTTGTTTGCTCGCGGTAAGCGGACTGGCAACAGCCGCAGACAACTGTTGGCTCGCTTGGGCAACCAGTACGGTTTGCAACGCAGCGTCGACATGATTGAAAGACCGCCGAATCAAATTCCTGCAGAAAATGCAGAAAGCATGACCACAGACGAGCACATCGTTGAAACCAATTTGTTTCGCTTTGCAATGTTCGGACCCCAAAACTCAAACAATTTGTTGTTTGAACCGACAGCACGGAACATCGAGGCGCTCAACGTCACACAAACGACTCTGTTCGACAAGGAAGAATTTCCAAAAAATATTAGTGCCAGTGTAAGTGACTTTGTAAACAGAGCAGAAACACAGATGAGTCAATCTCCCGAACAACAAACTATTGCCGCAGACGAACAAGGCGCTGAAGCGAGTCCGGCCCAGCAAGTTCAGCCAGACGTGCCAGATGTTGCGCCGGTGCCAGCAGCAGAGCCATCTCCAGTTGTCGCCAATGCCGATCAATCGACAGATCAGCTGTTGAACCAAACATTCGATGCTGCGCGTCCAAGCGACTGCGACGCGACCGAGCAAAATTTGCAGGCTCTGGAAGACAGGTATGCCGGTTTGGCTCAAAAAATCGGCCAATACAACACTGCCAGCGAGGAAGCTGTCGTTCTGCTTCAGAGCCAAAAAACACTGATCGACGAATTGCGCAAAAATCAAGCGGCCGGCGGTCAGGCGCAAGCGCAGTTGGAAGCAGACTTGGAAAAGTGTCAAGCAGAAAAGAATGTTGTCAGCGAGGAGCGGGACAATTTGGAGCAAGAACGCAATCGTCTGAACGAGCAGTTGGCTGAGACTGGTGGCGAGTCTGCCACTCTGAAAGCTGTGATTGATGGTCTGAAAGGAGCCATCGACGCTCAAGAAAAGAAGTTGGACGATTTGCAAGACGCCGAATTGCGCATCGAAGAAAGTCTGTATCAAATTGAACCACAAGACGGCGCAGTTCAAAAGCTGGAACAGTTGAAAAACAGACTGCAACAGCGCGCGGGAACTGTGGTCGACCGAATCGCGGAATTGCAACGCGAATTGCAAGTGCAACAAGAAATGGTCAGTCAGCTGGAACAGCGTCGAGACGATTTGCAACAGCAATTGGAACAAGCCCAGCAACGAATTGACACGTTGGAATCACAAATCAATGATCTGGGCGGCCAGGAGCGCGACATCATCTCAAAATTGGGCGTCGCCAGCCGTGAATTCAAGCAGCAGGTTGCCAATTACTCGACATTCTGTCAAGAAATGGCCGAAAAATTGCAATCGTTATTGGATCGGGCGTCACAGCTGGAAACAGGTTTGGACGCACCAATCACCGCTTTGCAAGAAGCAATCAAGGAGGCACAAGGTAGTTTGGCACAAACCGGTGCTGCCGCTGCCTCGTCTCCTGCAGAAGCGGCACAGCCTGCAGCCACTATGGGAGCCGCTGACGAAATTGCTGGCGTGGCTGACGCCGCTGAACAATTCGAGACAGGAGCGCCGGTCAGACCTTTGCAATCGGCGCCTGATCCAACTGGGGCCGCGGTTTAATAAAGAATTTGCGAATCGTGAATCAACCGCCACGCAATAATGCCGGGAACGAGAAGCTTGATTTTTAATGCCAAGCTTGCCAATTTGTAAAGAAATTTGCGTTTCACCTAGCGACAATTCACTGCAATTGACAATGAGTGCCATAAAGAGCCGTCTGTGTCAAAATCAAAGCGACCTGTGGCGCAAAATAGAAAAGCAGTTTGTGCTCGACAACGGTGGCCAGGTGAAGCAAGTTGACTGTGTCATCGGAGCCATTTACGAATTGAGTTTCAATCACTATCTAAAGCGAAATGGCCTCAGTCAATCTGATTTGGACGAAGACAATCGCTGGGCGTTGTACAGGAAATTGTATGCGTGGCCGAGCCAATCGCGTTTTGTTTTTTCGCTCACACAAATGCTAGACGCCTATGAAACAGTGGGTGCCAGCACGTTGGCTCCACAGTTGATGACGCAGTCGCAAATCGAAGAAAGTCAAAAACGCACAAAGCTGAAACGAGAACTGTGGACGCTGTTGGGCGAGACGCCGAAAGCGCAAGACGCTTTCCAAATTTTGGCACACGACCATGAAGTTAGCCAGAGTCAACTATGTCGTCTGAGAGCGTTGGCACGAGCGCTGCGCTTGGTCTTGTTTCAAAAAAAAATAGTGCAATATCGCCAGACCGACAACTTTTTGGCACTGTTGCGCAGCGCCAATCGGCAAACGGCTCGCAAAGCTTTTGAGAATTGTGTTGAAATTGTGCCGTTCGGTGAAGATTTTTTGGCCGATGACTTGTTCGGCGACAGTGCAGGCGCAGATGCAGATTCGGATGAACTTGACGACGGAAAAGAGAGGCAGAGTTTGATTTTGCGACAGAAATTGACACAGTGTCAACAGAGTTTGTTGTCTGTTTTGGCGTCGATGCAGTCGACAGCTGACAACATGAAAGATTTGAGAGAAAAGACCAAAGGGATATCGGAAGCGGTGTCGGAAGCGGCAGCATTTTTTCAGGCGGAGTGCAATCGAAATTTGCCAGTCGCCCAAGACAAAGATGCGCTGCAGACAGAGTTGACAGATTTTGCACAAGACAAATATATGACACAGGCCGAAAGCGATAAAAACAAAAAATAAAAAAACATCACTGCAGTGGCGTTTGCGTCGAATAATTTCTGTGCATCACCTCAGCAGCACAAAAAAAGAACAAAACTAATGCAACGTCCAACATCTAAAGAAGCGCTTCAGGCCGAATTTGGCGACTCCATCCGAGCGGCGCAACAGCACGTAGCTGGCCAGGGAACGCCGGCAAGCGACACTGCAGCACCATTACCAAACATAGACGCCAAGGCCGTGTTGAGTGGCGATAGCGCCAATGGTGACATCGCCGACTTGGGTATTTGCAAAATGGTTTTCGATTTTTTGCAGCAGCTGCATCGACGCTTTCCGCAGCGCAAAAAACTAAAGTTCACTGTGAACAGCTTTTGGAAGCTGGCACAAGCCGATCTGAGCGTACCTGGAACGGTTTTGCGACAAATGTACGACAAGTGTGTGGCGCGGAAAAAAAATGTCTTTCACGAACGCACGGACGAAAACGAGCGCATTGTTGTCGATGAATTGAGCAAAGTTGTTTATTTTCAAATGTGTCACATCAAGACCATGTGGCGCATCGATGGCGAAAAACCGCTAGACGTACGCACAAGAAAGACTATCTGGGAGCATGTGACTCGCATCATCAGAGTGGTCAACATTTTGTCCAAGTTTTCGAGCAAATCGCGCAAAACACTCAACCGACTGGCAAACGAAACGCTGAACGACCAAGAGCGCCAAAATGTGCAACAGGGCAATTTTGACGTTGTCGGATTGTTGGACAACATCAAAGACCGCGTTCTGGACAGCGACGATATGATGGAATCGATTGTTGAGGTTGCCGATCAGCACAGCAACGAGATGAAAGATCAAGGCATGACCGAAGAACAGCTAAACGCCGCTCCGTTCTGAGTGCGCTGTCGAGCAGCCCGAAGTACGGATCATTTCGGCGAGCCAAATCGCTCGT